AAATTGAATAGATTTGAATTATAAATATTGAATATAAATTGTAATTGAATATAAATAATTTAGTTTGTTAATTAAATTACATCAACAATACTTATTTGTGAAGAATATGTTAAATCTACTGGTTTAAAATGTAAATGCAAAGTTAAATTATCAAGGATAGACGGTAAAAGAGTATGTGGTCGACATTCTAAGCAAGAGACTGATAAAGAGGGTAAGAAAGACGATGAACAAGAGACTGATCAAGAGGGTAAGAAAGACGATGATCAAGAGACTGATAAAGAGGGTAAGAAAGATGATGATCAAGAGACTGATAAAGAGGGTAAGAAAGACGATGAACAAGAGACTGATCAAGAGGATAAAAATAAACTGAAAATGGTTGATTTATTTCAGGAACAGGAGCACATTTGAGAAGACAGGAATGGTTGATATCGTATTTTCAAATGATATGACAAAATATTCAGAAATCATATATAATAATAACTTCGGACATCAATTAACACTTGGTGATTTAAATGAGATTGAAAACAATATGATTCCAAGTCACGATATTATTTTTTCCGGTTTCCCTTGTCAACCGTTCTCTATCGCCGGTAATCAACAAGGATTTGAAGATAAAAGATCAAATGTATTTTGGAAGATATTGTCTATTATAGATCATCATAAACCATTGGAAAATGTAAAGAATTTAGTATCTCATGATAATGGAAATACATTTAAAATAATATTGGGAAACCTAGAATCTAGAGGATATTCAGTATGCTATAAAATATTGAACACATCACAATTGACTGGTATTCCACAGAACAGGGAAAGGATATATATCGTATGTATAAAATCAAAAGATGTATTTAGCAAGTTCAATCTTGAATTCGAACATATAAAAAAGAAAAAAATAAGTGAATTTTATTATACAAGCAGTTCTAGTACTTGGGATCTCCTAAATAATGCTAATATTAAAACCGATACTGTTTACCAATATCGTCGTGTATATGTTCGTTAAAATAAGAGTAATGAGTGTCCAACTCTAACAGCAAATATGGGTACAGGAGGACATAATGTTCCAATAATCAGATAATAGAGGTATTCGAAAGTTAACTCCGAGAGAATGTTTTAACTTTCAAGGTTTTCCATCAACCTATAACTTATCGGGATTATCAGATATGAATTTATATAAATTAGCTGGAAATGCAGTTTCAATTCCAATTGTTAGTTTAATAGCTAACAGATTGATTTCTTTATTAATTAATCAAAAATCAAAGTAAAATTACAAATCAAACTGAATTGTAATTCAAAAGTATGGTTCGTGGTTCCAACCGAGAGATTCGAAAAGCTCCTTTGTTATCTCGTCGTGGAAACATTTTCGATCAGTTGTTTTTAATACTATAAAATCATCCTTGTTGCAAGGGAACTTATGTCGTCGAAGGAGTTGATACAAAACATGTTGGCTGTTTATAAAAGATTTTCTTTTGATGTGCTTGATTGTGCTATATAATTCTGTTAGGACATTGAAATCGTCTAATAGTTGCTCTTCTAAATGACTTATATCTACTGATTTAATTCCTGTCATAACATAATGTATTAGATTTATGTTCTCGTAATGACTCGAATAGTTAAGCTCCTTTAGAAACATATGTATATGTTTCTTGGTTATTCTTGAAAAACGAACTTCTTTTGGTGTATTCTCGTCACCTACCAGTAGATGATGTTGAAAAAACTCTCTTTCCAAATCTCTGTATACATCAGTATGAACAGTATTATTCTGTTTGGCTTGGTATTGGTTAATGCAATCCCTAAAATGAACCTTCCGTATATAGATGTATTTAGAAGCTATGTTTACCCTATCGATATCGTTATACGAAGAATTATATTTGATGACAATTTGCTGATTGAAACAAATATTACAGATGTATATATTGTTATCGACGATATCGAATAGATTAGCATTATTGTTTTCGCAGTTTGAACAAGATATTGAAAATGATGATTTTTCTTCTTCCTTATTTTCTATACAGCTTATATCGTAGTAGTTTCTGACGATCGCCAAGTATCTTGTTATTAGGTTTTTCTTTTCGTCATTGCTCTTTTTCGGTTTGCCGATAAAGCTCAATTTTAGAGGTCTCTTTAGAATGTCCTTGTAAGTTTCTATTATGGATAATGTTTCGAATAGATAGAAATTATAATCTCTTTTAATTTCTAAATTATGAATTTTATAGATAACCTGATCTCTATTTGTCAGTAGGACTTCTCTTAATCTTTGATTTAAGTTGGGATTTTCTAGTATTTTTATTATACCATTTAACCGGTCTTGATAGATAGGTATTTCATTGTAATCTCGGTCAAACTGCCTCCTTATGGTGTCGTCTATTGCAAGTATATCTACATCGTTAGAACACATATTTCTTTTTTTATCTTTTCATTTAAGCCCATTATTTTTTTTAAATAAATTTTTATTTAAAAATAATATCTTGTATATAATAAAATGTCCTTGACAACCTCAAACCTTACTTCCGGTTTTATTGACCTTGCTACCTTTGATGAAATTGAAAGATACCTTTACGGTACTCTTGAAGCCACAGCCTACTTTGTTCGTGAAACTAGAAAATCAACTTGGTTTACACAAGTTCCCGTAGTTCTTTCCAACTCGTCTGGATCTCCTCAATTTGGACAAGATTGGTCTGTCAGTGTTTCTCGTGCCGGTGATTATTTGCTTCATACTTGGTTGAGAGTTACTTTTCCTTCTGTTGGTAATTCGGCATATTCTCAAGTCACTCCAACACTACTTCGATGGAGTTCAAATTTGATGCACAATCTTATTAAGGAATGCAACATTACCTTTAATGATTTGGTTGCTGCTCGTTTTGATAACTACCATCTTGACTTCTGGGCTGCCTTTACTGTTCCAGCAAGCAAGCAAGTTGGTTACAACAATATGATTGGTAATGTAACAACATTGACAAATCCCTCAAATCCCAATACTCCTCTCCCATCAGCAACTTTGAATCTTCCTCTTCCTTTCTTCTACACCCGTGATAGCGGTGTTGCTCTCCCTACTGCTGCTCTCCCTTACAATGAAATGAGAATTAACTTTTCTTTCCGTGACTGGAATGAACTTTTGATTGCCGATAATTTGCTTGTAGGTGCTGGAGAAAAAAGAGTTGCCCTTTCAGCTAGCAATGTTGGTTCTACTGCCAGTAGTTTATTGTCATCCCTCCCTGTTTTGACAAATGTTGGTGTATGGGCTAACTATGCTATCGTTTCCAATGACGAAAGAAAGAGAATGGCTTGTGCTCCTCGTGATATCCTCATTGAACAAGTTCAGACCGCTCCTCGTCAAACTTTTTCTCCTGTTACAAACAATCAACCCAGTTATGATATTCGCTTCTCACATGCAATTAAAGCCTTGTTCTTTGCTGCTAGAAATAAGACTTGGGCTTCTGAATGGTCTATATACAGCACTGCTTCTCCTCAAGCTTCAGGTGTTGGATCCTTTGCTGTCAGATCAGATCAAGGTTTTGATCCCATTTCTCAAACATCTCTTGTGTACGAGAACACAGCTCGTTTGTCTCAAATGGGTTCTGACTACTTCTCACTTGTTAATCCTTGGTATCATGCTCCATCAATTCCTGAGAAGACTGGTTTCCATTGCTATTCATACTCTTTGGATCTCTACTGTCTTGACCCAATGGGTTCTACCAACTATGGTAAGTTGACAAATGTTTCTATTAGACCTGAAGCTTCTAACGCGGCTCAAGCATCAGTTACAGCATCTGGAGTTGTTGGTGGTGTAACAAATCCTAATTCATTTGCAAACTCATATGACTTCATTGTCACTGTTGTCAACAATAACATCATCAGAGTTTCCGGTGGTGCTCTCGGTTTCCCCGTCCTTTAAACAATTCCTTTCCTCTTTCCTCTTTCCTCTTCCCTCATATATCTTATATACAAAAATGTATATAAAATATAACCATAAATATTCAACTCAAAATCATCCCCATAACTTGCAATCATCGCACATCGTAATATAATTATGACGATCAGATTCACATTCAATTCCACAATTAGAACACATATCATATTCATCGTCAATATACTCCCTATAACAAGGCTTGCAATAAGACTCTGAATTTTCAATAAAATAATTTTTTCCAGTATCAGAATATACTGTCTTTCTTCCTTTTTTTATGATTGTTCTATCATTGATCTTCTCGATAAATATGGTATCATTCTTTTTACAGACTGAACATAAATTGTTTATTCTATCCATGCAAGGAATACATATTATCTTCTTATTATGAATATAACGATCGATATAAAGTTTACCGTTACAGCATTCACATAAATCAATATAATCTTCAATTGATTCCTTCTTCTTTTTTATGGTTCTTGTTTTCGTTCCAAAATTTGGAAATGATAAAAATTCGGAAGAAGGAGTAATGTTTTCACCTTCAAAATAATCATCAATCCTCATGTTATTCATCAACACTTTTGACCAAGACGAACAATCTGTTGATATGCATATATCGCCATATGCATTATATTTAAAATTCAACTTGTCCGTAAACTTGGAAAATATATTATATTCATATTCATCCTTTGATTCCATTTGATTTGACACTAAATTATTGATGAGGCTTAATTTAAATTCAATTTTTTATACTGAATACGACGACAATATATGATATCTTATTGAATCGATTAAATCAAAAGGTAAGAATTGAAATATTCGAATCAATCTCTTTTATAAAATTATAAATCATATCAGTTCGAATTTGTATTTTATTTATTACGATAAGAAAAACATTATTTCAAACAACTCAATTGAATACCAGTTTACTTATTGTCGTACTAAATAATAATTTAGAAAACAATCTCGTAAATTTATTAAACTTTAAATTTATCTTCAATTTGAAAATAAATTTTAATTGACAATATACTTATATGGTCCATTTCCCTTTACTTCAGTCTCTGCTTTTAAAGGCTCGACATTAATTGATTCTCTTAATGCATGAACCAACCAGAAGAATCTACCATTTTGTCCATAAACTATAAACTTTCCATCGTCGACTTGACCTGCATTATAATTATTTATGTTATTATTATTATAAATTCCTGTTAGTTGAACTGTGAATTGGGAAAATGACTTTGTATATTCT